TTTACGTCTTTTATTGAGTCAAGTCCAATAGATGTGCAAGACGGAGATCAATTTGTGTTTTTAAGAAGGATGCTACCTGATGTTAGTTTTGATAACAGCGATAGCGATATTAGTAATGACAATAAACAAGCTGTGTTTTCATTAAAAGCACAACGTAGTCCAGGTGGTGGGTTTGTCAAAACATCTACAAACACTGTAACACCAACCACGGAGCTTAATCATTTAAGGTTGCGTGGAAGATCATTTGGACTTAGAGTAGAGAGCACAACTGAGAAAGTTAACTGGAGACTAGGAACAGTTAGAGTAGATTTAAGAGCGGATGGAGATAGATGAGCAGACAACTTGTACCACCAAATTTTTCTCTGCCTCCAGATGAGTACGATGTGCAGTATTTTAATGAAATGGTAAGAAGTTTGAGTCAATTGGTAACACAACTACAAAATCCTGGTGAGCTTAGAGGCACTAAGATTACTTTGACTGACTTGCCAACAAGTGATACAGGTTTAGAAGTAGGTGCTTTGTTTAATGATAATGGCACAATTAAGGTAAAGACATAGACGTATTATGAAAAGTAAGGTAATATAAAGCCATGAGCCTAGGAAAACTTTTAAAAGACATAGCACCTGTGCTAGTTGGTAGCTTTTTAGGACCTGCCGTGGCTGGCACAGCAGTCAATCCATTTATAAGCAGAGCGATTACAGGAGGTTTAACATCTAAATTATTAGGTGGCAAAACCAAAGATGCACTTAGAAATGCTTTGATTGCAGGAGTAGGTGGTGCTGCATTTGATAAATTTAGTGGAGCAGATCAAGCTGTTAAAACAGGTGCAGATGGAACAATTGTTCGTGGATCTGTAGGTGGAGGACGAGGAACTGGTGAGTTTTTAAGGACTGGTGCAAAAACATCAGGTTCAGCAGTAGTTCCTACAGAAGCTGCTACAAAAGGCATTGCAGAAACCTTTAAGCCAAAAACATTTAGTGCAGAATTGTTAAGTTCTGCTGGTTTAAGTGGTGATAATTTACTTACAAGATTATTAAATACACCTTTAGGTGAGGGTTTGACTGCTGGTTTAATAGCACAACTTGTTGCTGGAGATGATGACGAAGAAGAAAAAAGAGAATTTGAACAAAGACCTTTTGGTTTTGGAGGACCTGGTGGCAAACTTGGTGGCATTACATTTGCTAAAGAAGGTGGAGAGATGGGATTCCCAAGACGTACAGGTGGAATAGATCCTTCTGAGGGTTCTGGAACAAAAGATGATGTGCCTGCCATGCTTATGGCTGGAGAGTTTGTCTTAACGAAAGATGCTGTAAAAGGGTTAGGTGATGGTAACTCAAGAAAAGGCATACAAAGAGCTTATAATATGATGGATGAATTAGAGGCGAGGGCGTAATGGCAACACAAACAGTTGAAAATATTCAAAGATTACCTCCATTTTTAGAAGGTTTACAAAAAAGATTATTACAAACAGGCTTTGGTACGTTTGATGGTGAAACACAAACGACACCTGGTTTATTAGATAGTCCACTAAATTTACCACAATTCCAAATTGCTGGAATGGATCCGTTAAGACAACAAGCTATAACTCTTGGTCAAAATCTTGCTGGTTCGTTTAGACCTTTTATTGAGGGTGCTGCAGGTCAAGCTCTCGCTGGACAACAGGCTTTAACATCAGGGTTGCAATTTTTACAGCCAGAGGCTATTCAACAGTTTCAAAATCCTTTTCAACAACAAGTGATCGATGCCGCTATGGATCAACTTAATAGACAAGCTGACATGAGAAGAGCTGGAGCAGCACAACAAGCTATAAGATCTGGAGCTTTTGGTGGATCAAGAGAGGGTGTACAAAGAGCTGAGACAGAGAGAGGCTTGCAACAAGTTAAAGGTGATACCTTATCAAGATTACTTTCGCAAGGCTTTTCAACTGCATTACAAGCAGCACAAAATGCTGGTCGTTTGTCAGGTGGTCTTGGACAAGCATTTGGCACATTAGCTGGTACTACAGGTGATTTAGGCAGATTACAGCAAGCACTAGGTCAAGCTGACATATCACAATTGACTCAACTTGGTGCATTAAGACAGGGACAACAACAAGCACAACTTGATGCACAAAGACAGAATTTATTACAACAAGCACAAGAACCATTTACAAGGTTGCAACTCGGACAGAACTTATTACAAGGTATGCCAAGTGCTTCAATACCTTCGACATTTCAACAGGCTACATCACCTGGTGCAAATCCATTCTTGCAGGGTATTGGTGCTTATACAACATTGTCACAGATTGCACCTTTTGGTGGTGCAAAGTCTCCGTAGGGTAGAAATATGGCTCCAAATCAAACACTTAGCTCTGGATTAACTGTAAACTCACCAGGTGTTCAAACAACAAATCCTCAATTGGGTTTATTAGGAAAGCTTCTGCAAAATATTGGAATTAAGCCTTTGGCTCAACAACTACAAGAAGAGGCAGTAGAAAAAAAATTTAGAGAAAAAGTCAGTGGTGAATTAGATACAGCTCCAAAAAGCCTTCCTTCAGGACCTTTAACTTTTGCAGATGATCTTCAAAATTTTATTAATCAAGATGCAATTAATAAAAAAAGAATTGCAGAACAGCAGAAAAAATTAGCTGAATCAGATTTAGGCAATGTAGAAGGAGCATCAGTTGTTCAAAGTCAACAATTAGGCGATGCGTCTGCTGGTATTGATCAAGGCATATCTGGTGTAGGAGCAGATAAAAAACAACAATTAGAAGATAAGTTTGAAATAGCAGCAGGTTCTGATGCAGATATAGATTATACTGATGTAGGAGAGCCAGGTTCTGAAGCACCAGAAGATAAACCTGAAACAACATTAGCTAAAGAACAAAAAGCATTGCAAGATTTATTTACTGAAACTATGTCAGAGACAGAAGAATTGTACAGTGATGAAATAGCAAAAGCACAACCTAAAACAATTGACGAATACAAAGCAGATTTTCAAAAAGCAACGGGTATAGATATATCAGGAGAACCTGATAACAAGTCAGCTCTTATGGCTTTAGGTTTAAAGTTAATGCAGAATAGAGCTGGAAAAGGTTTTGACTTGTCAAAGATACTTACTGAAGTAGGTGCAGCAGGTGAAGCGGCGTTACCTGCTTTTGAAAGAGCAAAAGACAAAGCTAGAGCTGGTCAACTTGCCGCTGGTAAGTTTGCATTACAACAAAGAGTTGCAGATACAAAAGCATTAACAGCACTTAACAAAGAGAAGAGATTAGCTCTTTTAGGTCTTGGCAAAGAGTTTAGAACAGTAGCAGAGGCAAGAAGAGTAGCAGCCGCCAAACATCTTAATTCTGTTGAATTAAAAGAACTTGAAGCAGCACAGAAGTTATACTCAGAGAGCATTAAAAACAAAGGAGCTTTGAACAGAAGTCAAAAATTTACTCCTATAGATGGTCAAGCTAATTTAATATACAAAAAAGCTGTTAGAAAAGATGCTTCTAAGGGTAATCCTATGGTTTATACTGATGCTCCTGAGGATATTAGGAAATTTAAAGATGCTTATGGCAACATTACAAGAGCAAGAACCACACTTAGTAATATAAGTAGTATTGTTGAAGGAGTTGGTACAGAAACTGGATCTCCTTTGGGTGATCAAGTGTTAGAGGGTATCAAGGATTTTGGTGTTGCAATTGGAGTAGATCCAAATAAACTTTTCGGTGATTTAGTTGTTACTGAAAATGGCAAAAAAGTGTTGAAAAAGGGCATTGGCAGAAAAGCTTTGGCTGATGTTCTTAACAGAACTTTAATAAATGAATATAAAAGATTTTTAACACAAGAAACTGGCAATGGTATTTCAAACAAAGATGTTGAACTTCTTAGAAAATCTTTAGGTGAGTTAGATTTATTTGGTAATCCTGTAGTTACACTATCAAGAATTCAAGAAATAGATAAAATTTTTGCAAAAACTCAAGATCAAATAACCAACTCACTTGTTGGATTCAAAGATAGAGACAATTATCTTACAGATGAACAATTTAAAAAAGCTCAAGCAGAATTAAAACAAAATACAGTAGAGCAATTCGGAACATCAGGACCTAAGTTTAACGTAACGACTGCTGACGATGGAACACTAACTTATACATTGGTTAAGTAATGGCAAGAATTAAAATAAATTTACCTAACGAGAGTTTTAATTTTGAGATTGCAGGCAATGAACCAACTCAAGAAGAGCAAAATGCTATTAATCAGATAGTGCAACAAAAACTTGCTGAGTCACAAAAAGCTGAAGAAAAAGCCTCAAAAACAACTGAGCCATCACCAGAACTAAACAAACAATTGTTCGATGTCGAGACAGGAATTAAGAACAATGCCCTTAGATCTGCACTTGGTGTAGCTGAAACAAAAGAAGAAGAAGAAGCTATACTTAGAAAGTTTGATCTTTCAGATGATGATTTTACAAGAGATAACAGAGGTAGACTTGCTTTAACTCCAAGTGGAGCTTTAAAATTTGGACAAGAAACGGACAAAAATATACTTGTAGATGAAGAAGGCTTTAGTCGTTATGACTTTTCAGATTTATCTGGACTGGCGCCTGAACTTATAACTGGTATTGGTGGAGCTATAGCTGGTCAAATATTAGTTCCAATACCTGTGCTTGGTGCAGCCTTAGGTGCTGGAATAGGTGCCGCTACAGGTCAGGGCATTGAAGAAGGTGTTGAAGCTTTGGCTGGTGTTTCAAAACAATCTGGAGAAGAAATACGAGCTGATTTAGCTAGAGAGTTTGCTTACGGATTTGTTGGTGAAGGTTTGCTCGGTGGAGTTTTTGCTGGATTTAGAGCTTTAAGGAGAGGAGTCACACCTGGCAAGGGCTTGACCTCTAAAGAAGCGACTACAGCAGGACAATCTATATCAGAGCCAATTGATGAAGCTGGTAAAGTAATTGAGCCAAAAGATTTTGCAAAATTAAGTGCTGATGAACAAATAGCAGCTACAAGTCGTGTTGTAACTAAACCAGACGGAACAGTTGTTCGTGGTGGATTTGGTGTTAGACCAACTTTATCAGCAATAAAAGCACCATCACTTGTAGCTAGAATACAAGCAATCGGTGAAAAGATATTTAAAACATCAGATCGTTTGAAGAATAACAATGATCAAATTAAAACATTACTAGATGCTTACAAAAAAAAATATGGTGTCACAGATGATGCGATTGATGCAGACGTGGGTCAAATTTTAAAAGATGGCATGGTTGAGAACAACACCAGACTTCTTAATGTAGAAGAAAAATTAACGAATACAGTTGTGAAACATTTAGAAGACTCTGTTAATAATTTTAAACAAGCTGGAGTTAGAAACTCTAATGTAGAAAATGATTTATTTGAAATTATCAGGGACGCATCTATAAATTTTGATGAGATGATTTCTGGTAAATTTCGTGCAGTTGATAAAGTTTTAAGAGATTCAAGTTTAGGTGGAAGTGAACTTATTACTACAGCAAGATTTAAAGGTGATATAGCTAGACTTAAAAAAGATTATGCACCTGCAATAGCCGCTAACACAGAAGATGGCAAGGCAATAAGTCAAATCATAGGTGCTTTTGAAAGTGTAGGAGGAACAACATTTTCAAAGCCTGCTTCATTTAATCAACTTTATAATCTTAGAAAAGCAGTCAGTGACATAAGAATGAAACTTCCAGCTAATGCAAAAACAGTTCGTGGAGAACTTGTTACAAAAGATGGTGATGGATTACTTGATAAAATTGATGCAGTTTTTAAAGAGATAGGTGACGAAAATAGTCAAACATTTAGAGAAATGATTGGAAGATCATCTGCCTCTCCGTCTGAAATGAAAAAATTTGTTAATGCTGGTAAAGCTATTAAAAAGGCACAGACACAATTTTTCTTAGGTAAAAAAATTATAGAAGATTTAAATGCTTCAAAAACAATTAAAAATTTAGAAAAGTACAAATCACAACCTGGCGATATTGTAGATGAATTACCACAAAATATAGATATTTATGATAACATTGTTAAAAACAACAACCCTGAATTTATACAACAAGCCAGAAAATTTATAACAGAATATGGTGGCAGAGTTGAAGGTGGCAGAGTCGTTGCAGGAACAGGTAAAGAATTAGCTGATGAATTTGTTGCAAGAGCTGCGAATCATACGTTGGAATCAGCTCTTGAAAAATCTGGCATAAGTAATTTTACAAATGTTAAAAACTTTAATTCACAAAAATTTGCACAATCAATTAAAAATTTAGGCACAACTGCAAAAGAATTGTTCGGAGCAGAAACAGATCAAATACTTAAATTAGCAGACGAAATAGGGTCTGTTAAAATTACAGGTCTTGAATCTAATCAAGTTCTTAGACAGTTTAGAAATATAAAGGGTGACACAAGATCAAATACTTCATTAGTTAGAAAACTTGAAGCATTAGCTGATACACAAAAAAGATTAGCCGCGAATCAAAAAAATGTCATACTCAGGAAATTAGCCGATGATACAGGTGATTTAGACCCAGTTGAGGCAGCTCGTTTTCTTGTGCAAAAAACTACAAAAAACTCACAGATAAAACCAGTAATAGAATATTTCAAAAAACAAGGTGCTAATGGCGAGCAAGCCATGAACAAAATTAGAAGCTATTATATTAATAGTATTATAGATGATTTTGGTGAGTCTATCATGACTGATGGAAAATCATTAAATTCCTTCGCTGATAGACTGTTAGCTGCATCTAAAGACAATAAATTAGTTACAGTCTTTGGTAAAGAAGTTGGTAACAACATGAAGAATTTTGGTAGAATACTTAAATTTAATGCCAGAACTGCTGAAGGTGGTGATCTTGTTGCCGCTAACATAGCTGCTTCACCATTCCAAAATGTTGGTAAAATCGTTAAGTTTAGTATTTTAGGTAATAGACTTTTATCAAATGGATATTATGATGACATACTGAAACAATATAATGGTATTACTCGTAACATAGACTTAAGCACTAAAGAAAGAGCGACTTTATATGGATCACTTATAGGTAAAGCCTTGAGCATTGGAACAGGACAAGGTATTCAAAACGCTGTAGATAATGCAGAAAGTGAAGCTCAAGCCTTCATTAAAAGTCAGGGAATAAACGTAAATATACCTGATTTAAAAGCAGAAGATTTAAAATTAGGAAGATTTAAATCTGGTGATTTGCAGGAGTTTATATCACCTACAAGACCAAACGTGCCTTTTGATCAATTAAAAATACCTAATCCTGCATCTGGCACAACATTAGGTAATATAGACATAACTAATCCAGCTAATGCTTTTTCATTAGGATTAAACCCTACTGACATGGCTATTGCACAGAGAAGAAGAGGCACACAATGAACATAGATGAGCTCAGACAAGAGATACAGAATGACGAGGGACGAGTTAACTCTGTGTATTTAGACCACCTTTCCCTACCTACCATAGGAATTGGACACCTTATAAAAGAGTCAGATCCAGAGTATGGATTGCCAGTGGGTACAGTGGTTGATGACGAAAGAGTTAACGAGTTATTTGATCAGGACATCAAAGTTACGCTGTCTGAATGCGAACAATTATACGGAAACTTCAATGATTTGCCTGAAGAAGTACAAAAGATTTTGGCAAATATGATGTTTAATCTAGGCAGACCAAGGCTCTCCAAATTCAGAAAACTATGCAAAGCTGTAGCTGATAGAGACTGGCAAGAATGCGCTGTCCAGATGGAAGACAGCCGTTGGCACAAGCAGGTAACTAATCGCGCTAATCGTTTAATCTCTCGTATGAAGGCTGTTGATAGCACCTAATCCTAAGCTAGTAACTTTAGCTCTGTAATCGTTATATTCTTCTTTTTTAAATTCCTGATCAATCATTAGTCCTAATTGTTGTCTAATGTTTCTTCTTTGATGTTTAATTATTTTTTGAAGTTTTTCATAACTTTCAATGTCTAAACCAACTGACTTGAATTTTGTTGTATCTGTCATTATACTACCTCCATGACCTATTCATACCCATTTATACCCAAAAAAACTAGAAGAGCCAATAAGTATTTTGCGAAAAAAACTATGGCATTTGGTTTAAAATTTGATTCAAAGTGGGAATCAGAGAGATGGGGACAGTTAAAAGCTATGGAAAAAGCAGGTGTTGTAACTGAATTAGAACGTCAAGTACGTTACACTTTAGCAATAAATGATGTGAAGATATGTGATTATGTCGCTGACTTTAGATATTTACAACAAGAAGAAGATGGCTTTTCTAAATTAATTGTAGAAGATGCAAAAGGCGTGCTTACACCTGAGTTTAAGCTAAAAAAAAAGATGATGAAAGCTATACATAATATAGATATACACCTGTCTTATAAAAAAAAATGATAGTTTAAGTATTGACATTGTTGTAATCATCGCTATATTTAACCTTGCAAGTAGAAATTTTAGAAAGTGAGGTTAGTATGGAACAGAATTTCTATGACATGAGTGATCATGAACTTTTACAGGCAAAGTTGTCTATAAAACGTGAGATTGATCGACAAAAAAAGAAGATGGAAGAGCTTAATGGCTATCTTAATGATAGATATTTTAGTGTAGCTCGTGAAGATTTGCAGAGACAAGGCAAAGATTTTGGCACGACTACAGTATTTTCTGATCAAGAAGATAAGGTTAAGGTCTCCATTGCTAAAAAAGTAACATGGGATCAACAAGCATTGCGTGATGCTTTCGATAGCATGGATGCTGAAGATGCAAGACATTATGCAAAGATCACATATTCTGTGGACGAGAGGAAGTATACCAATGCTCCTCCAGCTATTGTTGAAAAGCTTCAGCCTGCCAGAACTGTCGAGCAAGGCACGATTAATGTTGATCTTGTACAAACAGAGGAGGCTTAATTGGCTTTAGAAATAATTACTGCCGAACAACGTATGGCAGAAAAGAGAGGTCATAAGATGGTCATCTGTGGTCAAAGTGGTGTGGGCAAGACAACTCTTGCCCGTACTCTTGATTCAGATACAACTTTATTTATTGATCTTGAAGCAGGTGATACTGCTATTAAGGATTTCCCTATTGATGTAATTAGACCAAAGACATGGCAAGAGTGTCGTGACTTTGTTTGTTACATTGGTGGTGTTAATCCGTCTTTATCAAGGGAGCCTTATGATAAGTTACATCATGAGAGAGTCATGCAAGAGTTTGGAGATAAACTTGTGCAAATGAATAAATACGATACAATTTTTGTGGATAGTATTACAGTTGCAGGGCGTTTATGCTTTCAATATTGTATGTCTCATCCCGATAACATTGCCGAAAGATCTGGCAAAGTTGATACTCGTGCTGCTTATGGTATGCACGGCAGAG